TTAAATATTTGGTTCAATAAATTCTATATTAGCCATCCGCATTTCATCTTCAAACGCCCATTTGTAATTGTGATTTTCCCAAAATGAAGCATATTCACAACCACGGCAAGTAACGGAGTATCGGCCTTCTCCTATTTTTCTTGCTTTACAAACATCGCGGAAAATCCGGTTATCTATCGGAAAGTCTGTAAAACATACGATCTCTTTTCCTTCATCCAGTAGCTTTTTAAGAAGCTGATAGTCACGACTGGTTCTATATGGCATATTCATGGTTGACCCCTTCTTTCATCAATTCAGGATTATCAAAAGCATTTCCTATGACTCGAATTTCCCGTTTGAAATCATTCCACCAATCAGGTGAAATTTGTTGCCATGGGTTCATCCATTCTTTATTTAAGTCGCTGATATTGGCAAGGCAAAAGCAGGCATATTCATCTATGTATTTAACCAATTTGGGATATTTACCATTAACACTAATAATGTCATGTTCGTAAATTTCTGTACCTTCTTTATCTGTTTTGCCTATAAATTGGCCGATTGTTTTGCAATCAACCTCATACTCTATGAATGTTCTTTTACCTCTATGGTTCAGATCACCATATACCCACATCTTTGTATTAAGGCTTTTGCCTCTGAATTTTATTATTCTCATAAATATTAAGAGTCAAGTTTTTTAATAAATTCATTTAATCTACTGGCTGAATAATCGGTACCGCCAATTATAAAATAACCATCAACGGCAAATTTGAATGCTTCAATGGCTTTTTGTCTCATTCCTTCTTCGGCTATCGCTATTGCTGCATAGGCTTTTGCTTCTGATATGGCATATTGCACATAGCCGGTAGAATCCATCCGGTTGTCACTTTCCAAATCCAAAGTGTTACGTCTGATATAATCTTTTGCTTTTTGATTCATACTTTTGGGTATTTTCCTTCTCCTTTCGGATCAGTTCATTAATAAATTTACTCATGTTCGGTTGCTCTCTGACAAAATCAACCAAATCAATATCCAGTCTAATAGCATAGACCTTACTTTTCGTAACCGGTTTGTTTCGGCGATAACTTCTTTTGGCTTGTTTATTCTCTTCCATAATAATTCATTGATATATGTAATAATTCGTTTGAAATGGCTGTAATTTAGGCTTGTTTGCCTCTTTTGTTCCGTCTCTGATTCGATGATTACCTTTGGTGTGAAAACGTCTGAAATCGCCCCAAAATAGTTCATCTGCATTTGCCTTTGGTCGGATTGTTCCCCAAACATATCGCCGTAATAGTTTGGGTAACATCATGGAAACAAACAGTAACGCTATACATTGGTGATTCAATAGTTTGGGCACAACGATTCGGCTGATAGTTCGTTCATGTTTATGTATGAAGATAGGCACCGGGAAAACCAAAGGCCGATCAATATACAATAGTTCGGGTGTGTATGCGCGTACTGGTTCATCCTCTGTTATTGGTTCGGGTACATTTGCGTTTGTTTCTTCGCTTACTGATTCGGTTAATAGTTCAGGCAAAGAAATGCCGGATAGTTCGGTTAACATTGTTAGCCTCTGTAATGCTTTGTTTATTTGATCCTGATAAAACCAACGGGAAATAAAATCTATCAGAGCTACCAAAGCAAAGACAAACGCCGGTGTTTTCGTTTGTGCATCCACATATAAGGCCGGTAAATGTTTTTCCGGTTCTCTTACCGGTTCTTTTTCCGGGATGATCGGAGCTTTGGCGCGATCTAAAGCCTTTATATTACATTTTAAGTTCGGGCAAATAGAATCATTTATAAATGCAGGCATAACCACACCTATACGCGCCGTCTTATCATCAAAGACCGCCGCCCGATCAGGTGCAACCAGCCACACGCCACCAGTCCAGCCGGAAAGCAAGGGGATAACGTTTGATGCAAAGAAACCTAGCTTTATATCAATTAAAGCGGCTTTTTCCAATGTTGCACAAAGTTCTTTGTGTCCGTTACTGTCTGCATCATTATAAGATAAATAAACTTTATTATCTCCGGCAATAGTACGAAGTGAAAAACCGCTTTTTTTGTTTCGTTTGGCTATTTCTTTTACAAAACCGGCGACCGCTTTTAATTCGCTTTTCTGAATCTTTATAAATCCGTCTTTTGAAAGATTGGGGTACACAAGCCGGTAATTAGGGAAATATCCGGCAAAATCACAAACAAAGGTTTGTTTCTTATCGTTGGTTATTTCTGTAATATTGCCGCCTTCCTGATTACAAACACAAACAGAACACCTGCCAACCATTTCTTTTAAATGTTTGGGATTGATAAATAATTTTAGGCCGTCAGGCAAAAGCCCGGATGTTTCAATAATTACGGGGTATTCTTTTAATGTACGCCCGTCAGAAGCAACTAAAGCCGATTTGTAAGGATCAAGATAAATATAATTAAATACCGGTCTTAGAGGATCTTTTGTTACTAATTTAGTGATATTTAGATGTTCCTTTGTAATCCACATATCAAAGGAGCAAACAATATTTTCGCGCTCTTCTATTTTGGTAAACCTTGTTTTATTGGCTTGTTTGGTGCCTATCAGCTTTTCAAATTGCCAAACAAGATTAAAAACCTGATCCACTGGAAAGGAACATTTAAAGCTGTTTATTTGTACAGTCCTAAAATCCGTTATATTTAGTTTGGCATCAACGCAAAGATATTTTATATTTATCTCGTTACCGTTGGCATCTTTCAGTTTTGCAAGCTCCGCGGCGGTATAGGTGCCGGGAGCTATTTCTATTTCATTTGTAAAAACGTCGTTTGCTATTTTAACCAATTCGGCCAAAATGAGGCCATTAAATTCTTTTTCATTCATAACATTAAATAGTTAGATATTTTACACCAAAGTAAAAGCCTAAAGCAAGGCAAAAAAGCAAGTAAATAGGAAGCAGCCAAAGACCGCCAAACGCGCTAAAGCAGATTAACAAAACTACTATTAGCCAAATAATTACGCCCACCATGTTAGAAAGTAGGGTTTTCAAGCTCTTGCAAAAAATCGTCCTCCGTTATACTCTCACATATATTTGAGCCATCAACATAAACACTAAATCCGGTTGCGGTGCGGAATACTTCTAATTTGTGCGTTTCTCCGTTTGGGGATTCTATTATTATTACATAAACTATAAGTTTTCTAAATCCATATAACCCAATATGATATAATATCTTTTTCTCCATAAATTTAAAATTTGTCTGATTGATCGTTTTTATTTATGAAGTCTTTTAATTTTTTGGGATCGGTGCCAGAGATAAACACCACGGCACCGAATAAAAGCAGCATTAAACAAAACATAGCTTATTATTAATAAAGTGTTGCACGTTCGTATAAACTTTGCGATATAATGCCATCTTTACAAAGTCCGTCTTTATATTCTCCGAAAGCTATATTAAAATCCAGTTTAAAAGAATGTTTCTTTTTGTTGGCTTCTCTTTCAAATTCGCCTCCGAACTCTTTGCAGAACACCCAAAAAGATCGGCGTAACTCTTTTTGATTGGTTATCGTATATTTTGCCATGGCTATTTCATTTTAAAAGTTATGCCAGCAGGCAACAAAGAACGGTTAACACTGGAAACGAATTTATTAAAATCGTTCTCCGTTACTTTTGTTTCGTAGTCTTTCCAATTAAAAACAAGCTCGTTACTATGATCGTAATATATCACATTACAAACTGATAACCCGGCATCAAGAACGGCCAGCATAACTCGCTTTTCATTTTCGGCCTTTTGTTGTTTCTTTTTGCAATCGTTAATTATTTCAGCGCGTTTTTTCTCGTATGCTTTGCGCTTTTCTTCGTCTTTTCGCGCTTGTACAGCTTCAAGGCGATAATAACCATCGTTTATTCTGTTAGTTATAGTTGTACGTTCTTCGTCCGTCAATTCCAAAGTAAAACGTTCGTTTTCCGGCTTATATGGGTTTTCCCATGTTTGCCCGGTTAACTCTTCCAGCTTTTTTAAAGCCTCGTTAGATTCTCTTTTCCAGCGTTCAACGATACCGAGCATATAAAGGAGGTATTTAAAGTATTGTTTATCTTCTGCCTGATGAAGCAAATTATATTCCGTTTCCGTGATACGCAAATAGTTAATTGCAGTTTCTTTGCTGCTGTTCGTAATATGGTAAAAACCGTTTTCAACTGGGTACATTGGCGCGCCGTAATGATTAGACAAATGAAGATAAACGAACATTTTAAACTGTGGGAAACGCTTTAGTATTTCTTCATGGCAGCAACCACCAGCACACCAAACGAAACGCCCGTTTTTGCGTTGTTCGTAAATATCCGCCGTTATACTCCAATCGCATATATTATTTTTGCAATCATCAGCCAGTAATATTTTAACATTGATTTCAAAGGTTGTCCCGGCTTGAATATATCTTTTTGATACTGTGTAACAAAGTCTATTTGTAGTAGTCATAATACAAAGTTTTAAAGGGTGAATAATGAAAAGTAAGAAGTAACCCGGAGCCATGACAACCCCGGAAAAATAGTTATTATTAGAATTTAGAAAGATATTCCACGCATCCGATAATATAGGCCGCGTGTTCTCTTGCCGCTTGTTCTTTTTCTTGCTTGGTTGCGGTCTTATGATCCTGATCGGAAAGCATTTTAGCCGCCATCCGGACGATCTTTTTCATAGTAGAACAGTTTGCAAGATATTCAACGGAAGGAGTTAAACCGCGGTTTACTTTTTTCAAGAGTGCATTTTGCAGCCATTCAGTAAGCGCGTAAATATCGCGAGAATTGCGAATATAGATAATTAATAAATCTGTGTTCATAACGCAAAATTTAAAGGGTGAAACTTGGTTTGTCTTTGTTTTTCCCTTAACTTTGCGTTATCACTGTGGAAGGTGATCCGATAAACGCAAAGTTTAAAGGGAGGCCGGGAAGAGTCGCCAAACTCGACCCGGTTTTTTATTAATATGAAATCTTTTGAATGCGATCAAAAGGAATTAATAACGCTATATGTTTATCTTGATAGTGAATCAGTTCAAAACTATTTGCCGTTGATAGTCTTATAATAGCGGCTTTTTTCGCCGTTTCTTGAAACACATCAAAATGAACCTTCAAACGGTTGCAACAGTTTGTGCCCTCTGGGGCTACATGTACGGCGTTTAGCGTTACATTTTTGTTTTGTAAGTTTAGTAATACTTCCATGATCTTATATTTTAAATTAAACACTCAACCAAGAAGAAGTAAAAGCGGAATTTGTGGAAGGTGATCCGGTCTTTTATCGGCACAGTTGCATAAGTCCGTGGCAATATAATCATGTTATCCAAAGATTATGGACGCTCTGAACATAAAGAAAGGTAAATCCTGCACACCGCGTAGTTGTGCTCTAAAGCCTTTCAACTTAGAGTTAAGAGATTCAGCATGAGCATTGGTTGATCTGTTTATGAAGTAATTTAGTACTTCTTCTTCCTTGTACTTGATGGCATCCCTTGCAGCCTTTACTTCACGCAACGTACAAACTGAAACCTTCTGATACCACTCATGCAGTTTAACCTTAGCAGTACCCCGGTCGATAGACTTGTTGCTAAACACGCTTCTTAGGCTACAAATCAAAGTATATGCATCCTTTATCTTTGGGAACATCCTGAAAAGTATCTTTGCACGTGTTTTCTGCCTGTCAGTCCATTTTTCACCACTCACACTCAGCAGATACTTGCTTCTTGTCAGTAGTTCTATGACAGTTTCGCCATTGGCAAGCATGGTTGGTCTGAAGCGTTTGTTCAACCTCTGTGGCTTGCGTCCCCGCTTCTTGCCTTTGTATTTCTTTGGATGTTTCTTGCGGTAGTATTTACGGCTCTTTACCAGCTGTTCAAGTTTCTTTTTGAACATGGCCTTCTCCTTGTTTTGTGCTTTCTGTGCTTCTCGTTTAGCTTTGAGGCGGAGTTCCTCCACTGCTTCGATACAACGTTTGACGATATGGAAGCAGTCAATGACTATGGTTGCATTGGGAAAGGCTTCTGTGACGACAGCAAACATGCTGTCAGAGAAGTCCATGGTAACTTCCTCGACCTGCTCTCGCTGTTCCTGCGGTATCTGCATAAGAACATTGATAATGTCTGATGCCTTAGTGCCTTTTACAGCTGCTATTAAGGTGTGACGTTTGCCATGCCCTTCTTTGTTGGTCAAGAATGTCATCAGGTCCTTGTGGAGCATGGTCTCGTCAATGCCCAGCCGTTTGCCTATGTTCTTAGGATGCAGCACCCAGTCCTCTGCATGACTGGCTTGTTCCCAATTACGGAAACCGCTCAGATGATCCTTGTAAGCACGCTCCAGGTTATTGCCATCTACCTTAAAGTATAGCCCCGGCGAGCGGGCCGTTATCGGGTAGGTATCCAA